CAGAATCAAATAAATAGCAGGCTCCAGCTATGTTTATATATAATTCAACTCCACCATTTTGAAGCAAAAGTTGTTGAGGAACTTTCTTTACATATGTTCCATTATTCTCAGCACCAGCATTCCCAATAACAATGCTTGCCGTGCTCGCCACAGGAATCCCGCTGGGGGCAGGCGGAGCCGCTGAGACGGGTGCAGAGAAAAAGCCCCGACTGTTTAGGATTCCGCTAGAGGCGAAAAAGCCCATAACCTACGCTCCCCCGCAGCCGCCGAAAAAGCCCACTTAGCCCTGCCTTCCGATTAGCTGGGCGGTGCCTGTCGAGGTGATCCCAGCAATCGCGCCAGTAGGTACAAAGCTGCCCTCAAACGTAATGCCCTGGCCGCTGGTTAGCTGGATGCCGTTGGCGGCCGAGGCAGTGCCGTTAGTGTCAATGAATGCTGTTCCGCTGGTGCATTGGACGAGCAGGTAGGACCGGGTGGAGTTGGTGGCGAATAGGGTTCCGTTAGTCGTGCCAGCGGTAAGAGTTCCAGTGGTTGTTGTTCCGCGAATCGGCGGAATCCCATCAGCCACATCCGCCTGAAGCGTGGTAAGCAACGCCTCAATCTCTGTGAGATTGGCGTTAATCGACATGGTTCCGCCGGAAAGCGGTCCCAAGCTCTCAATAATCGTGTTCCACTGGCGGCCCATATTAGGACTCCTTAATCTTTACGATTGTAGATTGCCATAGCACCGCCAGTTAACTGAACTTCGTCAATGTCACCATAAACAGTCACGCCAGCAGCGTATGTTGCAGCGGTTGTAGCACCACTGATAACAAGAGTAGCCGTGGATTGGGTAAGAGCAGTTACTGCATCGTAGCTTCCAGTATTCGTGGAAGCTGACGATGCAATAATTGTCCCACCATTACCAAGCGTAAGGCGAGATAAGAGTCGCATACAATTAGGTGTGTAGTGCGATTCTGTAGGACGTGCCGTTAAGAGTCACGTTCAAGGACGCAGGGGCGGTTGCAACTGTGTTAACAGTGCCACCGCTGGAGCTTGCCGTAAACTCAATTACGTTTGTGAAGCCTTGAGTGTCAAAGCGGATAGCCTTGTTCTTGGCCTTACGCGTGCTTCTTGCAAATTCATTCGCCATATTTTTTTCTCCTGAAAGCCGCACGTTTGATGCTATCTGGCGTGTACTGGCTTCTAAACCTACTGCCAAGCTTTTGTTCCTGGCGGTAGTACCCCTTCATCAAATTTGTTTGATTGACTCCCAGCGGGTTGTCGAGGGGTTCGCCAACCCCCACTAGGGTCAATCTTTGCGGTACGGTAAATCGTTTAAGGTAACGAGGGACTGAATCCCTTTCGGCTACTGCCTTCTCCAGTTCGACAACTTTCCCATTTCTGGTGTCCTCGTACTGGTAAACTGGCATTAGCTATAGTTCTTCTTGTCCGATTCCTCGGCCAGCTTCATCATGCGTTCCTCTTCGGAGGACGAATCTTCACCCTCTGACTTGTCTTCCGACTTGTCAGCGGATTCATTTTCGGTCATGGCGTGTTCCACATTAACGTGGGCAATACCATTCTCGATCATGTCAATTGTTCCCGAGAGTTCAACAGAATCACCTACTTCAGGTGAAACATTTTCTGTTCCATCGCTCATTTCAAACTTGGAGACAGGAAGCATCACCATTCCGGCTTTCGCCATTTTTTTCATAGGTTTTTCAGATGAAGGAGAGGACGGGGAGGTTTCACCCTCCCCGCCCTTCCGAGGTCCCATACCAATGACTAGCATGGTTCCCATTTAATTATTTAGCTGTAGTTGGACTTCGCAACGATGACTCGGAAGAACCGAGGATCGAGTTGCTTGGCCGCGTAGAACGTCTTGAAGGACGCAACAACGCGCTGTCCATAGGGATCGCTCTTGTCGGGAGCATCCAGGATCGTGACCTTCGGAGCGAAGGGCGAGCCGGAGGCTGCCAACGAGGACAAGCTAGGAACACCAAACGCGCCACCACCGAGGAGGACGTTGGCATAACCAGTGTTAGGACCAGTTGTTCCCACGCTGTTTTCAGCGATGCCGGAGGCGGATGTATTGAACGTCTGAACGTTAGTCGAGCTTATCACGCTAACGCCAAAAAGTTTCCCGGTCTCCCCGCGAAAAATTTGGTCGGGAGCAGAGTAGCTCGACACCTTCAACCAATCATCGTCCTGTTGCAGATCCCGAATCACGGCAGGATGCGCGACAAGCGCGTAACCGTCCTTGATTTTGGGAGCGCGGTTGATGAACAACGCAGTCGCACCATCGAGCAAGTCGGTGGCGGTAATTGCGCTGTTGGCAACTGACGAGGTAGCCCAGGTCGTGCCGTTAGTCGTGTTCTGAGCATAACGGGCATACGATTTGGTGGCTACGCCAGTACCAGTGCTGGTCGAGGAATCCTGCACCAACGCGCGGTGACAGAGAGTGTCAGCGTGGAGGGCGGCATCTTCGCCAAGTTGTTTGGTGGCCTGTGCCAAGTGCGAGAACAATTCGGTTGCAAGAACAACATCCGTCAGGATGATCTTGCTTCCGTACTGTACAAGCGTGGCTTCAACCGAGGATAGCGTGAGATCACGCTCGTCTCCAGAAGAAGGAGTCGTTCCTTCCGAGAGGGAGGAGATCGCAGAGATGCTGGGATCGCCGAATCGGAAGAATCGGATTGTTTTGTTCCCACCCGTTTTGGTCGGATAGGGGGCTTTCATTGCGAATTGCTCCATCTGGAGCAATGGGATTGCGCGTTCCAATAACGCCTTCGAGAAGTACGTCTGGAACTGTGCGCTGACTGAACCAGTAGTTACCATATTATTAAATATCCTTGTTTGTTATGACTACCCTAACCTCTGTCAACCTCGCTTGCCATCCTCAACAATTCACGTTCCTGCTCATCAAGAGTAAGTTCGTTAAAAGCCTTGGTCTTGGCAGGACCTTTGGGTTGTCCAGATGCCGGAGTAGTCGCTTTTCTGAGTTGAGAAAGTTCTTTCTCATACTCTGCAACCTTCTTTTTCAAGTCGGAGGCGGACTCCGCCTGGAGCTTCACCTTGGCAATTCCAACCGCATCCTTGATCCCCGCTGGGTAGTTACGCAGGATGGCGTGGTTTTGCAACATTTCCGATACGGCCTTATACAAAGTGCTGCTTGAATCTTTGAGTTCAGGATTTGCCTCCACTTCCTCAAGCAAATTTTTGTCCCATGCTGACTTCAATTCAGCCTGGGTTTTTTGCTCGATCTCTTTCCTTTCCTCAACTTCAATTTCGCTGGCCTTGTTTTCAGCGAGTTTCGCAAGATCGTCACGGCCTTCATCACGGTAGCTCTTTGCCGCTTCCCTGTAATCTTCCGCGCTAAACTTGCGACTGCTCGATTTTGTCTCGCCTTGAGGAGTTTCTGAAGCCTTCCTTGCCCTTTCAGCCTCGATCTGTTCGCGTTCTGCCTTGATTCTGGCTTTCTCGGCTCGGACATCTTCCCACTCCTTCTCAAGTCGTGACTTAGCCTTCTCGTAACGGGTAGGCTTCTTTTCGGAAGCCGACTCCGACTTGTCTTCTGAAGATTGCGTTGTTAAAGAACTTTTGGCTTCCTCGGATTTCTCCTTGGTCGCTGAAACCTCATCCGAGGCTTCTGTTTGTTTTTCGGCTTCTTCAGCAGGCGCGGGTGTCTGCTCGGTATCTCCGCTGGCCTTTTCCTTGGCTTCCGTTTCCGCTTTGGCTTTTTCGTCTTCCTTTGGAGTGGAACCAAGGTTCCGCCCCTCGTCAGCCGCTTGCGCCATCGCCAATACATCCGCTTCGGTCAGGTTATTTGAATCCGCCATTTGACCCTTTCTTACACTTGTCGGCAGGGAGTCATTCTGCCTAAAGGTGTTAGTCGGCTACTGGTTCATCCGATCCATCCCCATAGCCCAGAATGGCGGAGTTAAGTTTTTGGGATGCGAGCGATTCTAAGGTCGCAACGCAAGCCCTATATCCTCTAGCATGTCCACAAGCTTCTGCAAGTTCCCCTGATTTCTTCATCACAGCGGATGCGTTTTGACGCAGGGTTAGGTTCAAAAGTATGAGGCTAAGGCGTTTGCCAGTCGGGGTGGATAAGAAGCCTGTCCACGCCTTCTCGTCCTCATCTTCCCATTGTGGTTCGTTTACCCATTCTTGATCTCTGATAAACGCCAATGCTGCTTTTAGTTTTCTCATAAATTTATCGCCCAGGAATCGCCTTGGAATAGCATATAGTCATTTTGTCCTATCTCATCAAGTAAAGCCTTCTTGACGGATTGCCAGCTCCAATCGTGACCAGCCATAATCCCGCCTTCCCTAAGCTTCTTGCGCCAGCCTTTTAGGTCCGCCAGCACGCCTTCGTACCTATGATCTCCGTCAATATAGACAAAATCGCACGATTTATCATCGACAAATTCAAGTGCATCCAAACTTTTGCCACGGCTAAAACTTACATTTTTGCAATCTTTTGCGCGCTCTTGGAAGGCATCAAACACAAACTTCATCGGGCATTGCTGACTCGCCCTGTCGTTAATGTCGTAGCCGTTTAACCAAGGATCTACCGCCAAAACTTCTTTGAAATAATTGGCTATGATTACTGTTCCCTCTCCGCTGTACGCGCCAATTTCAACCGCCTTGCCAGTCGCACCCTGCTTATTGGCCCAATCACAAAGATGTCTCAAACCTTCCGCTTGGAAGGCATCCCGCATTACCGGGACTTTCAACCTGCCATCGGTGCGGGTGCTTGGCCTTGAGGCAATTGTTGCCCCTGCTGTTGCATTTGAGCCTTACCTGCATCACGAAGCTGTTTCTGGATCGCGCGGGATGTGTTGGGGTCAACCTGTTCCAAGGCTGCCAAGTGCTGTTGTAAGTGTGCCATCAGAACTTGCATTGCGCTCTGATCGACCTGCTGTTGCCGCTGTTGAGCCGCTTGGTTAAACGCGAACAGAACCGATATATGCGCTTTGTGATCGTCGCTAGGCTTGATTGCAACTGGGAATCCTGTTGCAAGCATGGTCGCAATTTCAGTCGCTTGATCTTCAGCCTGGTCGCCAGAGGCGGCGTTCGGATCTTGGAAGAGTCTGCGGACAAGCGAGGGATCGTCCTGTTCAAGCACTGACTTTACCAATTCGCCTTGATTGACAAAAGGATTATTTTGGAACATCTGCATCCGCGCCACAGACTTCTGCAACGCAAACTGGCGGTTAATGAAGTCCAACCCACCCTTCGGCTCAATCGAATACTCATCGTGAATGCCGTCTGGAGGCATTGAGCCAGTCTCTTCCGCATAGCGGTACATCAAATCTTTCTTGTTGTACTGCGTGTAAAGCGACCAGCACTGTTTGAAGAGATGAGCCAATCCCATCCTGAACATCCGATTGCGTAAATCGCCGGAGGCCGCAGCCTGCGACTGCAACGCCTGAATCTCGGTGGCAGTCTTGCGATCTGAGACTTGGTACTGCGAGCCTGCGCCAAAGTCTGGATTGCCCATCCGCTGTTCGGAAAGCAGACGCTCTTCAAGCATCAGTTTCTGGAAGTCAAATGGAGGCTGGCTAAACTGAACAGGCTTTAAGCCTTGGGGCAAGATCTGCCCAGGTTGCATCTTCAAGTTCGATGTGTTTAACGAGATCGGATTCTGTGCTTCAAAAACGGGTCGGTTGGCCAGTTCAACGTAATCGGAGAGGGAGTTCTTGAGCTTATTTAGCAGATTCTCATTAGGGAGCAGGATCTCTGCTACGCCTCTCGGACTGTACCAACCGCCCCCTGTGACCTCATAGGGGAAATCTACGAAAGGTGGTTCACCGTGACGATAGGGCAAAATAAATGGTTTGCGGACATCTTCAGTTACTACAAGCGGACTATAAGTTTCGACCTTCCATCCATCCTCGGACGGAGTGTACATTTCCCAAAGAATGATGCGATCATTTTCAGCTTCTTGAGTAATCCCCTCGCGTCTATAAATCTCGTCCTGAATCTCACTTCGTAAGCCCACCGATTTGGAGGGTTTACCCGAAATTGTTTTGATAAAGTTCTCATCCTGCTTGTACAAGGGATTTGCCTTATAGGAATCGACACTCGTTGAGATGATGTGAACGATGAAGTCTGCATCTTTGAACTCCTTGGT